AAAAAAAATAAAAATTAATTAAAGTGACATTGACAAAAACAATTTGTTTCATTACAGTTGTTATGTGAGCAAGTGGTTACACTAGGAACCGTTTCTTCTTTTCTTTCTTCTTGGACTTCAGTTTCTTTTCTTGAGCGATTTTGAAAATCAAAAACCTGCCATCTGTCTTTTGAGAGTTCACTAATTTTAGGAGGGAAATTGGCAAATACCACTACTTTTGCTGGTTTAAACCTTTTAACATGGCTGTTGTATTTTCCACTAAAAATAATTCCGTTCTTGAAACTTTCTATGAGGTTATACTGCACCAGGTCTTTGTAATTTCGTGGAAAGTCAAAAATAACTAATGGCTGCTTGTTATATGCATGGGCGCAATCTATTTTCTTTCCTCCATCAACTAAGAAAACAGGGCCTTTAGCACAAAACCAGTCAGCTAGGAAGGATTTTCCTACATTGCCGACTTCATCAAAAACCCACAATACTTTTCTTCTGTCTTGTGCAGCAACTAATTCAACAATTTGTGTCTGCCATGGGCGTAATACAGCGTCTTTCATTTCTTCCACCAAGCGTTTATGTTCTTCCTCGTTGGAGTATATTTGCCTTACTTGTGCTATTTTATTGGCACAGGAGAAAAAGCAACTAGTATGTTCTTCCAACAGTTGTAAGTCCGTGGCTCCATTCTTTATGGCTTCTTTGAAGGCAAGGATGTCATTTCTTTTTCCTTGCTTGGGAACCTCTCCTTCTTCCCAGAAGTTTCCTTCTTTACTGCAATACAATCGGTTCTGAGCAGGGGAGCCTTTTGCGGCTTCAATGTGAGGTTTTGCATCCCTGATATTATGTTGGAACCAAAGTTGTAAGGTGGAGAAGGACCATTGTTTGGATAATGAGACATAGCCTTGCAGGTGTTCAGTTTCTTTCTCTTCACCCTTTTCTTTTCCCACAATACAGTAACGGCTAACAGCAGGTAATTCTTTTTTCAGCGCCTGGAATTGTTCTTCAGTATAGTTATTCAGTGTGAAACAGAAAGCACGTAATCTTTTTTGCATGCTCAGATGTGGAAGTGTCGTTAGTATTACCGACACTTCCGAGTACGAGTAACTTATGAGTATTTCGAATCATATTTAATAAAAAATTAAAAAAAAAATTAAAGTTTTAAACTCCGGCCCGCTTTTGATTGGTATATATATACGTCATTTTTGTGTATTTTATTTGTGGTTTCGGTTTTTTCCTTTCCTTCTAAAAAATGGCATTTCGTAGAAAAAGAAGGTTTCGTAGGTTTCGTCCTCGTGGAAGACGTATTCGTAAGTTTAGACGTTTCGTGCGGGGAGGCAGAAAAAGAAGAGGATCTCGTGGACAGTCTATCAAATTTCTTAGGTTAAAGCAACCATCTTGTATGCCTGATGCATTGTTTGTGAAATTAAAATGGAATTATCGTGAGTTCATTGATAGTGGATTAGCAACCGCATATTCATTTCAAATGAATAATCCGTATTTACCTAGTAGTGCTGCTCAGAATAGAGCATTAGGATGGGATCAATTTGCTCTTTTTTATCAAAGATATCATGTTAGATCAAGCACTATATATATTAAATTACAGTCAGCTTCGAGTGCAGTAATATCCCGTTGTGTTTGTTATCCAAGTAATAATGCAACTGCAGATTCAGTGGATGAATGCATCCAATATCCATATGCTAAATATAAAATACTAGGTTCTCAAAATGGGGCTGAATCTCAAGTAAGGTTTAAACAATACTTTAGCACTAGGAAAATGTTTGGACATGCTAATAATGAGGAACACCAGTGGACTGGTGCTGTTGATGGATCACCACCTTTTGTTAGATATCATGTTTTGGCAACAGAGGTAGCAGATCCTGCGACTATGGCTACTGCTCATTGGATGGAAGTAATGATTATTTATAATGTTCATTTTTATTCTAGGCAAGACTTAGAAAATAGTGAAATTCCAGTGGAGTAAGGTGTTCAAAAACACCAAAGTTTGTTAAAAAAAAATAAAAATTAATTAAAGTGACATTGACAAAAACAATTTGTTTCATTACAGTTGTTATGTGAGCAAGTGGTTACACTAGGAACCGTTTCTTCTTTTCTTTCTTCTTGGACTTCAG